GTCGGCCCGGACGATCTCAAACGACATAACCTCGATCGACATCGCCACGCCGAGGGAGGAGCAAGACATCACCGGGCTGGACAAGTCGGCCAGGGAACGTCTGCTACTTTTGGCGGACTTCACGGTCTCCATCTCGGGCGTATTCAATGATGCCAGCAATATGAGCCATGACGTATTCAAGACGGTCTCATCGACCAGCGTGGCGCGGACGACCACCCTGGCGGTCTCCGGCCAGACCCTACCGGGTGAGTTGTTCTATACCGACTATGCCTTGAGCCGGTCGGCATCCGGGGAACTGACCTGGTCGGCTCCGGGCGCCCTGGCTGGCGGCGTTGTCCCAACGTGGGCCTAAGTGGTCATGCTTAACGGGACAACTCCCAAAGCCAAGAAGGGCTTCCGCATTCCTGACCAGACCGCCCACATAACCTTCAGCGGGACGGACTACGACGGGGCCGAGATATGGGTCAAGCTGAACGTCAGCTTCGCCCACTACATCGCCCTACGGGAAGCCGCCGAGGGAGACGACCAGGCCAAGATGGCCGAGCTATTCGGCGGCGAGGTCTTGATGGAGTGGAACCTGGAGGACGCATCCGGGGAGCCTGTCCCGGCCAACGGCGCCGGGATGCTCCAGATTCCGCTCAGTCTGGCGATGCTCATCGTCCAGCATTGGATCGAGGCGGTGTCGGGAGTACCCGCCCCTTTAGAACCGCCATCCGGCGATTTAAGCATGTTGGCGGCGGCATCGACCGCGACGGGCGAATGATAACCAAACCTTGGGAGTTGGAGGAGGCCGAATTGATTGACGGTCTCTGTCAGAGGTATTCATGCCTACCATCCCAGTTGATGGCCGAGGACGTAACGCTCCTCCGCATGGTGGCGATAGTCCAGGAGGGACAACCAGAAGGCGATGGCTAACCAGGTCGAGATACAGATAACCGCCGACCCAAAGTCCGCCGAGGCGGGATTCAAGAAGACCCAGTCGTCATTCGGAAAGATGGCGGAGGGCATCAAACGCCACCGGAAGGCCATCGGCGTCGGCCTCTCGGCGATCGGCGCCGGGATAACGGCGCTTGGCGTCTCCGCGGTCAAGTCCGCCCAGGAGGAAGCCATCGGGATCGCCCAGTTGGATGTGGCCCTCAAGAACGTCGGGACATCCTACGATGCCCAGGCCGCGGCCATCGAGAAGGTCATCGCCGCCCAACAGAATAAGACCAACTTCGGGGACGAGGCCCAGCGGGACGCCCTGATGGGCTTGATAAGTGTCTCCGGGGACTACGAGTCCGCGATGGCGGCATTGCCGGCGGTCCTCGATTTGGCGGCTGGGAAAGGGATGGACCTGGGCGCGGCCTCGACGCTGGTGGCGAGGGCCATCGGCGGGGAGACCTCCGCGCTCAAGCGGTACGGCATCGAGGTGGAGAAGGGTGCCGGGTCAACCGAGGTCATCGCGGCCATCATGGCGAAGTTTGGCGGACAGGCCGAGGCGGCGGCGGACCCGATGGTCCAACTCAAGAACCGGGTCGGAGACCTCCAGCAAGAGTTCGGTAAGGCTTTGATGCCGGCGTTGACCACGATGGCGGTCGTCCTGGAGAGGGTGACGACCAAGCTGATCGCGTTCTCCACCGAGCATCCGCAACTAACAAAAGTCCTGATGATAGTGGTCGCGGCCTTGGGAGCGTTGGCCCTGGTAGTGGGGCCGATATTATTACTACTGCCAACGATGGCGGCGTCCATCGGGATACTAAGCGGCGCCTTCGGGATGCTCAGTCTTTCCATGCTCCCCATCACGGCGGTCGTATTGGGTATCACCGCGGCCATCGTGGCCGGGATAATCATCTACAAGAACTGGGACAAGATAGTCCTGGCGTTGAAGGTGACCTTTGAGAAGGTCTTCAACTTCATCTCGGCCATCGTCAAGAAAGTCTTGACGGCGATAACCGATGTCTATAACTCCAAGTTGGGTTGGCTCCTCCCGGCGGGTCCGTTGGTCAAGGCGATCCTATTCCTCAAGGACAACTGGGACGAGATATGGACCGGCATCCAGACCAAGTTCAAGAGCGTAACCGACGCCCTGGTCTCGACCTTCCGGAGCGTAAAGCGGACCATCCTGTCCATCTGGGACGGCATGGTGTCCGGCATCAAGGGCGCGATAAATAGCGTTATCGGCTCCATAAATGGATTCATCCGGAGCATCAACGCCATCAAGATCAGAGTCCCCGGCGTGGACATCCCGCTGGTCGGGCGGGTCGGCGGATTCTCGGTCGGGATGCCTAACATCCCGGAGATTCCAAGTCTAGCGAAAGGTGGCATCGTCAACCGGCCCACGCTGGCGATGCTGGGGGAGTCCGGCCCGGAGGCGGTCGTCCCGTTGGGGCGTGGTCGCGGCGCCGGGATGACGATCAACTTGGTGATAAACGGGGACGTAAATGGCTTCGATGACTTCCAGCAAAAGGTGACCAGCGTCATCCGGGACGCCGTCCTGGGCGGTGGGTTCCAGGGCGTACTGGCGAGGGCTTAGATGGTAGTCGCGACCTATAAATTACAAGTGGACTGGAACAACGACGGCGACTGGGGCGACACCGGCGAGGAGATCGACATGGGGCGGGTCCGCGGGATCACTTGTTCATTCGGTCGGGACCGGGCCAGCCAGTTGACCGGGAAGTCCAAGGCCGGGACGCTCCGGGCAGTATTGGACAACCGGAGCGGGGATTATAACCAGTTTAATTCTAGCAGCCCGATATACGGCAACATCCTCCCAGGCCGTCCCGTCCGGCTCCTGGGGACATCGACCACCCAGTCCGATCAAGCCATCTGGCAGGGCTACCTCGTCCGGATAACTCCCCAAGTATTCCTCGGCGGGGATGCCACGGCCATCCTTGAATGCACCGGGCCGCTCGGCCAGGTAAATCTAGATCAAATCGAAGTCCCGATGGTCACCTCCCAACGGACGGACCAGGTCGTGGACGACATCCTGGACGCCGCCGGCTGGGGCGCGGGAAGTAGTTACCGGACCCTCGACACCGGCAAGACGACCATTACTCGTTATTGGAAGTCGGCAACCTATACCGTCCCGGCCCTCCAGGAGGTCGAGTCCACCGAGGGAGGTTTCATCAGGGAAGGGAAGGACGGCAAGATAATATTTGACAACCGCCACCATCGCTTGTCCGGCGTGGGTCTCACAAGCCAAGCAACCTACTCGGATGCCTCCGACGCGGCAAGGGTATATTCCGGCCTCATTATGGATGATCCATTACCGCACATCTTTAATCAGTTTTCGACCGATGTTCAGGGCTTCACGACCGCCAGCGTGGCCGTACTCTGGACGCTTTCGGAGACCGGCGCCAGCTCGCCGTCCATCGCTCCCGGTGTGGCCCGGACGTATATCGCACGATACCCGACCACCGCCTCGGCCAACAACGCCAGGGGAGTCGCATTATGGACGACCACCGCAGCGACGACCGATATGCTGGGGAATACGGCGGCGGACGGCTCCGGGACTAACGTGACGGCGTCCATCGGAATCTCCGTGAGCAAGTCCAGCGAGACGATGGAGATCACGCTCACCAATGACACCTCGGCCACCGCTTACATCACCAAACTCCAGGCCAGAGGAACGGCCATCACGGCGGACGACCCGGCCAGCATCAAACAAGAGGACGGGACATCCCAGACCGCCTTCGGGAAGCGGACCTGGCCGAGCAAGACGAAATTCATCCCGGACACGGGCGAGGCATTGGACTGGGCCGACTTCAATCTGAGCATCTACAAAGACCCGACCGCCGTCCTCCAGCTTTCCTATTTCGCCAACCGGGACACCAACGCCATCAATGAGATGCTGGACCGGGACATATCGGAGCGGGTGACTGTGGTCGCGGCCAACACGGCAGACCTCTCGCTGAACCGGGACTTCTTCATCGAGGCGGTCCATCACCAGATCGACGCCAACCGGCTCCATCAGGTGACATACCTCCTCTCGGACGCCCTCCAGTTCTCGGACTTCTGGGTCTTGAATACCTCGGCTCTCGGAACCTCGACAAGGCTGGCTTACTAATATGGCCGACGACTACATCGTCCAACACCAAGACCTCCAGCCGGAGCCGTATCTGACGATGGTCGGGAGGATGTATATGAGGATGGGCTTCGGCCCACTACCCGACCCGACCGAGGCGAACACCGCCGGCCAGGTCGCGGCCCGGATAAATCATGGCCGGTGGCTGGTCGATTGTCCTGGATGCAATAGCGCCCTCGTTGTTGACCTCTCCCAGCCGGTCTTCATGTGCGTTGAATGTGGGAACGCCGCCAACGACGGGAAATGGTTCCAGGTGACGATCCCGTCCAACCGGAAGGCCATCGAGGCCGAATTACTCAAGCGGCCCTGGAGCGGTCGCAACCCAGCATC